GACTGTACCTTTTTGATGAGCGTGTTTTCATTAAGGAATTAACATCAATGTAATGACGAACCAAAAACTTGAGGCCGACTATCTCCGCACAACTGCGGCATGGTATCTCCAGCAATTTATCGGACTTCTCTATAAGTGGGGCGGTAACGATCCGATGGAGGGCTTTGACTGTTCCGGCTTAATCCACGAGGTGCTACAGGCCGTTGGGCTAGAGCAGAGGGGCTTTGACTGTACCGCAGATGATCTATACCGGCGATTCAAACCCAAAACCATAGACAAAGGTTACGCTGGTTGTCTCGTTTTCTGGCATGTGCTTTCGCATGGCCGCGAGAAAGTGATCCACGTTGAGATGATGATTGATGATAAATTCTGCATAGGCGCATCGGGCGGCGGATCTAAAACTCATGCCGTAGAGGACGCTATGAGAGACAACGCTTTTATCAAGATGAATCCCATAAATTATAGAGGGATACGGTATTACATCTGTGATCCGTTTTTAGTGAGGTAAGGGAAATGACTGATTTTAAAAAGATTTTAAAGCTGGTTGACAAACTCGTTGACCTGGAGGGGACCATTGAAAAAGAAATCAAGAAAGAGCAGTCTGCAAAGCGGCGAAAAGCTCTCAGGGAAGCGGTTCGCGCTCGTGATACTCGGACTATCCGTGATCGTCTTTTTAATCCAGATCACTAATTGTACGCCCTATAACCCGGCCCTCTATCCTTCCTATGATGTCCTCAACCCTTCCGATATTGTCAAAGAGAATCCGATTGCCTATATCGATGTTAAAGACGGTGAAATCGTCAATGTCGAATGGGTGAATGAATCAACCAAAGACGGAAAATATAATCTCGTCAATGATGCCTTTTTCCAGTGGGCCTATGATCTCAAGCAAGAGATCAAAAAGCTGAGGTGATACGGTGGATCCAAAGCTTCTTTGGCTCATACTTCTGATAATTTTCACACTCGTACAAATAATCCTTTTATTGGTCAAAAACAAGAAAGAGAAAGCTAATAATCCTGGCAATTATGGAGAGCGGATCGGGAGACTTGAAAAAGGGCAAGAGATTATTGAAGCGAGGCTTAAAAGGATAGACGGAATATTAAACGGGACTTATAGAAAATGAGAATCGAATATCTAATCATCTTCATTATCGGCTTCATTGTAGGGACTATTCTGTACCAAGCGCGAAAGAGAATAAAACAGCTTGAGGCTGAGCGGTTAGAACTGCTTGGAAAGATTTGCCAGTTGAAATCAGAGCTGGCGACTTATGTATATACCGATAACAAAGTCGTGTTGACGTTACCTGAGAGAAAGCTGGCCCTTAGTGCCTTAGAATCCCAACCCTTCAAGGATCGAATAACTTATCCAAAAACAAAGGCATATATCCGGGCAATCTACAGCTCACTCAGAGGCAAGGTCAAGGACAGCATCAAACAGGAGTATGCGGGGAAATGAATATACAGCGAGTCCCGATATTTGATGTCAAGTTATGGGAGCAGAACCCCAGGAATATTAAGACGAAGGACTTTGAACGCCTGAAGAAACAGATAACAGAGCTCGGTGTATATAAGCCACTCATAGCCTGTCAGGAGAATGGGGGCTACACGGTACTTGGTGGGAATATGCGATTAAGGGCATTGCAGGAGATGGGGATAAAAGAGGTTGAGATATCCATAGTCGAGGCAAAGACAGAGGCACAGAAGATTAAATATGCCTTGAGTGATAATGATAGATCAGGCGAATATGATGAACAACAACTGGCAGAGCTTGTTTATCCGCATATCGAGGAAATACAGCTTGAGGATTACAAGATAGACGTGGGAGAGCCGATAAACCTGAAAGCTGTGATTGATATGTTTACACCTGCAACCGAGGACGAACAGGGGCGATTAGACCAGATCGCGAAGAAAGAAAGTGTGGAATGTCCCGAGTGTGGACATCAATTTATACCATGAATAAAACTGATTTGAAACTTGATTGGTGTGGCCACAAGGCTAGCGAATTTGCTTGTAAGAATTGGCATTATTCGGGAACTATTCCGAGAACAAAAATAGTTAAAATTGGAGCATGGGAAGACGGTAAATATATTGGATGTATTCTCTTTTCCTGGGGCTCTTGTCAAAACCTTTTAAAGCCGTATGGATTGAAGATGGAGGAGGGGTGTGAATTAACTCGGATAGCGATGCGAGAACATCTTAATCCAATCTCTAAAATGATTTCTATCGCAATAAAAATGTTAAAAAAACAGTCTCCGGGATTGAAGTTGATTGTTTCTTTTGCCGATCCCTATCATCACCATGTGGGTGGAATTTATCAGGCAAGCAACTGGATATATGTGGGAGAAACACCCCCATCTAACGTATATGAGGATGAGATGGGAAAAATTTGGCATTCCCGGAACACCTCTGAATCAGGTTGGGTTAAATATGGCGACAGATGGGGGAGGGCTAAGAAGCCATCCGAATTAAAAAAAGGCAACGGTGGAACATGGCTAAGTCGAAATACGAAGATACATTCCCTTTGCTTGCTGAGGGCTATGCAAGAGAGGGGATGATTGATAAGGAGATCGCTGCAAAGCTCGGGATCTGTGAGGATACGCTCTATGAATACCAAAAGAAATATTCCGAGTTTTCCGAGGCCATAAAAAGGGGTAAAGCACCTATTGACGTAGAGGTTGAGAATTCACTCCTGAAAAGAACCAAAGGCTTTGAATATGAAGAAACGACAGTCGAATATAAACCAGCCGACGAAGGTCAGAAAGCAAGCCCCAAATCAATTAAGAAGACAACGAAATTTATTGTCCCAGATGTAACCGCCTGTATCTTCTGGCTAAAGAACCGCAAGCCGGACAAATGGCGGGATAAGCATGATTTCAATCTTACCGGGAATATGAGCATAACCGTTATTTCAGCAGTACCCAGACCGAAGGGCAAAGGGAAAACGAATGCAGCAAGCAAATGAGCTAATAGTAGACCTTTCGCAACGGTATGATCCGCGACGAAATACTAAACAGATTGAGTTTCATTCTGCACCTGAGACTTATAAGCTATTTGGTGGGGCTATGGGTGGCGGTAAGACGGCGGCTTTAATTAATGAAGGAATACAGCTTAATCTCGATTATCCAGGTAATTTTGGGTTATTGATGAGAAAGACCTGGCCTTCATTCCGGGATACGGTGCTCCCACAGTTAGAGAAATTCCTAGATTCTCATATGATCGCTAATTGGAATCAGAGCGAAAAACTCATCATATTTATAAACGGCTCTCGGCTTCGATATGGCGGCATAGGTGATCGGCCTGATGATTGGGAGAAATTCATGTCCGGTGAATACGGATGGATAGCTCTGGATCAAGCCGAGCAGTTTACAGAAAAAGAATTTATGATGTTGGCTACACGATTACGGCTTAACCTTCCGGAGATTCATTATTATTTTCTCCTCTCCTGTAATCCAAATATAGGCTGGATCAAGGAACGCTTCATAGAGCAGAATCCGGGCGATCATATCTTTATATCATCGTTACCGACAGATAACCTGGCGAATTTACCAGCCAATTATATCGCGAAAATGAAGGAGATTCTTACGCCGGTTTATATCAAGGCACTATTAGAGGGCGATTGGGAAGCGGTAGGAGAGCCGGATAATGTCTATAACTATATCGCGGTCCAGGCGGCTAAGAAACGAAGGCTAGTACCAGGATTCCCGGTAGAAATCGGCGGTGATATCGCTCGTTCGGGAGACGACGAGACTATCATCATATTGAGGGAAGGGCTCAAGCTCTCTCTATTCAGTAAGGCTCAAGGCCATGATACGATGCGGACTACGGGTGAAATCTGGCGTTGCTGTCAGGATCGGATTATTCCCAAATGGAAGGATACCCTAGACCTTATAACAATCAAGATCGATGCTGATGGAGTCGGAGGGGGCGTTGTCGATAGGCTAAAAGAGCAAAAAACAGAAAAACAGGAGCTTTATACAGAATTAGTTTTAAAGATCGTCCCTCAGACGCGACGAGAGGAGCTTAAAAAAGCCGGATATAGGCTGAAGATCAAGATTATTGAGATTCATGGCGCAGCTAAAGCTCGAGATCCTATACATTTCAAGAATCAAAGGGCAGAGATTCATTGGGGACTCCGCGAATTATTATCTGATCTTGATATCCCTGATGATAGAGAGCTCACGACTCAGCTTATGGCTATTAAGTATAAACAGAATTCAGCCGGACAGATAGAGATTATCCCCAAAGAGAAGATCAAAGAGAAGCTCGGCAGGTCTCCAGACTATGCAGAGGCCGTTATTTATTCCCTGGCTGAGGTCAAGCAAAAGGAATGTAGGGCGTGGAGACCATAATGAGGACCACAACTATAGATTTAGCACCGGCTTTAAGGAAGACGAAGGCATTCATAAGACGGTTTAGAACAAAAGGAAGCCCCACTTACCAGACTCTTCTAATGATGTTAGGGGACAATCCATTATGGACTAAAAAAGACATTGCAAGATTAGCAAAGGCCGGTTATCAGAACTGCTCTACAGTTTATGCCTGTGTAAATATGATCGTTGAATCAGCAGCTATGGTTCCCTGGATTCTATTTAAGAAGCCGATCTCTAAGGGGGCTAAAAAAGAGAAGATCGAAGAGCATGATTTACTCAACCGATTACACCGTCCCAATCCGCAAGAAGGGGGAACTGCATTCACAAAGAATGCACTAGCCTATTATTTAATAGGTGGCAATTCATATTTATATAAATATGGACCTAATGAAGGTCCGCCCAAAGAACTCTCTATACCAAGGCCCGACAGAATGAAAGTGCTTAAAGGTAGTCGATTTGAGCCTATCGGAGGCTATCGTTATACGGTTGATGGACGTGATCGAAAGCCGGATTTTAAGCCGGAAGAGATTTTACATCTTAAAGCATTTCACCCGCTTGATGATTGGTACGGATTAAGCCCGATTGAGGTAGCGGGAAAGGAAATAGATATCGCAAGCATGGGCCGGGAATGGAACATGAAACTCCTACAGAATGATTGTCGGCCCCCTGGCGCATTGACTACTGAAGGAACCTTAGAGGAAGAACAGAGAACAGAAGTTAAAAAGATGATGAGGGAAGATATCCAGGGCTACAAGAACGTAGCCAATCCCCTGGTATTAGAGGGTGGTTTGAAATGGCAGAGCTTTGCGATAACACCCAAGGATATAGATTGGCTGGCTGCGGACAAGATGACAAGTAGGAAGATTTGCTCTGTTTTTAAAGTCGCTCCTCAATTAGTAAGTGATGAAGAATCTAAGACTTTTGCAAATTATAAGGAAGCCCGGAAAGCATTGTACTTAGAAGCGGTTATCCCATTATTGACCTATTTGAGAGATGAATATAACAACTGGCTTACTCCTGCATGGGAAGACAATCAACTATATTTAGATTTTGATAGAGATTCTATCGAGGCGATCAGAGAGGAGCAAAACGCAGTCTATGAGCGAATGGGAAAAGCATGGTGGCTAACGATTAACGAGAAACGCCTAGCATGTGGGCAGGATGATATAGGGCCGGAGGGTGATGTGGTTTTCGCGCCGACCAATATAGTCCCCTTAGCCGACATAACCGGGAATACCACAGAGGAGTGACAATGAAAATCTATCTTGTTGGAAAATATATTAAAAAAGTTGGTGATGATGTGGCGTGGGAATGTGGCGGAGTTTTTGATTCTGAGGAAAAAGCCGTTGCCGCTTGTCATAATGAAAGATATTTTGTAGCCCCTATGATTTTGAATGAAGTTGCTCCTCGGGAAAAGACCGATTTTCCTGGGGCGTATTATCCTAAAGTAAAAGAGGACTGATAATGAAATGGCAGTAGAAACGAGAGCGCGAAACCTGGTCATTACAGACGCCAGGGACGCCTTTGCTTTCCGTCTTTATGTGAAGGCAGAGGAAGGCCCGCTCGCAAGGTTGACAAAGGCTATGTGGATAAAACAGGCAGCGATTGTGACGCCGGATATTACGAAGATCGCGCTTAATTCTGCTGCGGTTCCCGATGTATGGAAGGATTCATGGAGCCGGATGATCCGGGAATTTGTGCGGGATGACATAACCTCGGCATGGGTTAAAAGTATCTCTGTCGCCGGTGACGTGATAGCAAAGAAAGTCAACCGACTCCAGCGCAAGCAGTTTGACTTTGACTCTACGATGGCCGCGATAAAAGCCTGGATCGACAATAACGCCGGCAGCCTGATTACAAACCTCACGGCTGGTCAGATGAGCTCTATCCATGCGCTCTTGCAATCTCAGATCGCGCTCGGCGTAACGAGTCCCTATATCCTGGCCCAGAGGATAAAGCCGATGGTCGGGCTTACGGAACGCGAGGCTCGGGCCGTGGCAAAGGTCATAGCCTCTCTATCAGAAGAGGGTATCCCCGCAGGAGCGATCAATAAGCGGGTCGATAAATACGCTAAATACCTACACAGGAACAGGGCGGCCAGGATCGCACAGACGGAAATCTCAAATGCTTACGGTGCCGGTCAAATGGAGTCGATGAAACAGGCCGTTGCGGCGGGAGAATTGCCGGGGATACCGGAGAAAAGCTGGCTGGCCGGTGGGCCTAATCCCTGTGAGATATGCGAAGAAAACGAGGCAGCCGGGGATATCCCATTAGAGGAGACTTTCCCTTCCGGCGATCAGCATCAGACAGCGCACCCGAGCTGCGCCTGTGCCGTGACATACTCAGTTAGGAGATAATACGATGAAAAAATTTATCTTGATTTCGATCCTCATCTTAGCGGTTCCCTTAATGGCGACATGGAGTAGAAGCGGCGCTCTTCTAGATGGAACCTTAGGGATCACCGCCACAAATACGGCGACGAACGGAGCGCAATTCGACTCGAAAGAGATTATCGTTTACGACACCCCTTTTATTGGGGTAACCGCTATTTTCACTCGTGCGGCGGGATCGGCCTTGACTGTCGATTTCGTTTTTGAGGTCTGTTATGACGGCGGGAATAACGGCCCAGCCCCGGCTACAGCTCATTGGGCTACATTCAAAGGTACAGATACAAAGATAGCGACTCAAGAAGCAGCGACAACGGGGACAATAGTTAGGTGTTTTTATGAAATACGCGTAGCTGGAGCAAGCCATTTTCGATTGAAAAGCGTTAAAAATAACGACACCGTAAACGATATAACGAATGTGAATGTCGTGGTGAGTCGATAAGCGAATGATTAACCTTGAGCGCACGATCGAGGAAGAGGCCCAAAGGGTAAAGCCAATGGTGTGCTCCAAGGTAGCGATAACAGACGTGGATAATGTGATGCAAGATATCCGATTGTCATTCTTTGTATCATTTCCCCGATTTCGTAAAGAAAGCGAGCTGTCAACCTATGCTTATGGTATCGCCAAAAGACAAGTTGCGGGCTATTTCCGAGGAAAATATAAGGATATTGAACGATACAAACAGATAAAAGCAGGGTTGCAGATGGGAATGGAAAAGCAGATCAACCCTCCTAGTTGGGGATATTGTACCCTCAGAAAGAGCGAAAAAAGGGTATTGAGACTTGTGGGGGAAGGGATGAATAATACCGAGATTGCAGAAGCTTTGTATATAACGGTAAATACCGTCCGCAGTCATATGAAAGAGATTTATAGCAAGCTCCCCCAATATCGAGATAGGGTAAAGCTGGCATTGTTTTCTTATAAATTTTTCAAGGAGCAAACAGATGAAAATTAAGTGGATTTTGATTCTATTGGCGATTCTGGTTTTGAGCGTTGGACTATATTTTGCCTTCGTTCAAGATCAGCCCCCTATCACAAAAACGGCAGAGATAACACTGACAGTAAAGCCCGCACCTGATTTCACGCTTTCAACGAATATACAGCATATTGATACGTTCATAAATCGAACAATCGGATTTGCTATAACGGTGACTTCGATCAATGAATTTGCAGGTGATGTGAGCTTTGAAGTAACAGGATTACCCTCTGAGTTTCAGATTTCCTATTTTCCAGGGCAAACATTAACTCTAGGGCCAGATTCACCCAAGGGAATTTCAGTAGAAATAATTGTTCCTGATAATGCCTCTCTGGTGGGTGATTATACGATAGTCACGACAGCAACGAGCACGATTTATAACTAAAAGATATTCTAATGAAACGAAAGCTACTCCTTACCCTGCTGGTCGTTCTGGCTGCGGTAGGTATCTATAAATACCTAACGGCTGGCACGACCTATCATATCGGCTCTGATGTAACCGATGACTACGCCTCATGGACAGCCATGCAGGTAGCCGTTCAGGAAGTGGCGGGTGATACCGTATCGTTTAGGAGAGATGAGACATTCAGGGAGCAGGTAACCGTTCCTAATTCTGGTTCTAGTGGGAACATAATTAAATATACGGCTCATGGAACGGGTGATGCCCCGATTATTGGGGATGGATTAGTTGGCACGTGGACAGAGATCACAACGGGCGACAATGTACTTGTTAATGGCGACATGGAAGATTGGGATAGTGCGACTGATCTGGCTGATTGGACGGAGGTAATTGCTGGCAGTTCCACCATAAACAGAGAGGGGAGTGATAAGCATGGTGGTAATTATGCTTATCGGGCAGATATTGATGCCAGTGATAATAATGCTTATTCGCAATATGGGAACACTACGCCGATTCCCATAACTCCTAGTGCTGCATACACGATTTCCTTTTGGACTAAACATTCTAATCCTAACGGCGACCAGGGGAATTGGGCAATATTTGATAGCAGCGAAACTGTTTTTTTAAAACCTGATGGAACTTGGAATACTGGAGCACTTTGGAATGACATAGCAAGTACCGCTAATTATACAGAAACTTCCATTGATTTTACGGGACATGCAAGCTATTCGGGTTATAGGATTCGAATTGGTCATATCAATTCACAAGGGGATATGCCATCTAAATCCATGTATTTGGATGATATAACCATCAAGCCCAGATATACGAATATTTGGCAAGCCGCATTATTAATTGAACCAGATATCGTATTCTTTGATGGGGTTATGGGGACTAAGCAATCTTCTGCGGTGGCTTGTGATGCTGAATTTGATTGGTATTGGGCATCGAATATTTTATATGTTTATTCCACTGCTGACCCAGATGAGGCGTATATAGACCCTGGCATTTATATTCATGCGGCGGGTTCTGTCATTGATTTTAATGACAAAGATTATATTACTCTCAGTCAGCTTAACATCAAGGGTGAGATCACGGTAGATGGGGATAATAATAAATTACAATATTGTGTTATTGAAGGGAATATCTCCGATAGACATTGGCATTTTGACGTATCTTGCGTGAGACGAAATACTGATCCGAATTTTGCTGGTCTGACTACTGGAATTTTGCAATTCGTGAACGGGTCAAAGATTGCGACAATGAACTTTAGGGATTGCTCTAATCATGTATGGCTTCCTAACCCAACAAAGACATTCAATCTGCAATATGCCTATAGCGGGACAAGTGTCAATATCGCCATCATGGCTGATATGCACATGCAGGATGCGGACAGGATTGCCGATTTTAATACAGTAATAAATGACATAGATGATAACTTATCCGCACTTAACGTAGATAATGCTTTTGTTTTGGGTGACCTTATTCACGACAACGCAGATTATTACGATGATTATTTGACATGCCGTAATGCAAGTGACATCTCAAACTGGTATGAATTAGCAGGTAATCACGATCTTTTTGACTTAACCAATCCTGGTGATGGATTTGAGACACATACGGGTCACGCCCCCTATTATGCAGTTACTATTGGCAATGTTGTTTTCATTCTTTTGAGCGATGAGGATGGTAATGGGGAAGCCCAATTTACGGCATCGGCGGCGGCCATCGCCTTCATGGGAACAACGATGGCAGATAATCAAGATAAGAATATAATGATTTGCTCCCATGAGGGTAGACAAAACACCACAAAAAATACAGACGCTGAGGCATGGCTCAAACCTGCGGCTGACATAGAAACAAATCTGGTGACATATGATTGGGATGCCTGGTTTTGTGGGCATTCTCATGGTTATGCCCCGAATTATGCTCCTGATTATAGAATGACATTTGCGTCTAATGAAGACAAGGTTACCATTACTGGGGCGACTGATTCCATCATTAACTGTACTCTTTATAATATACGCATTCAGGCAGATGCGAGCGCCACGGTCACAAATACGATTGTCTATAACACCAAGGGCTTCGATGTGGATATAGCCACGGACAAAACCGTAGCAGGAACTTACAATGCAATAAAAATGCCCGTCAAAACAAACGAGGGGACATACAGCGATGCGGGTTCAACAACGCAATGGTCAACCGACCCCCTTATGACCGACCCTGGCAATGGGGATTTTACGCTTCAAGATATTTCCCCCTGTATAGATGCCGGAGTAGATGTGGGACTGACCACAGATTATGCGGGGAATCCTGTACCCGCCCTGAAAATAATATCAGATGTAATTTTATCACCAATCCTAGACCCGATAATTGACCCGATCCAAAGTGCTATCTTTAGCTCTATAACAAAAACCGCCGTAGATATCGGGGCTTATGA